TTCCGATCTGCCCTGATCCCTGACAGTTTCCGGAAGGATGTTCTCAAGGAGACAGAAGACGAGACCGACAAGGTGCTGGTGGAAAACGTCAGGGCAGAGAGCCAGCCCTTTGCGCTGCTCTTCGAATTCGCCGGCGACCAGAAGGCAATCCGCCATGTTCTGTACAACTGCTCCGCGTCTCGCCCCAGTGTAACCGGCAGTACCACCACCAAGACAAAGGAGCCTTCCACGGAGAGCCTTACTCTTACGGCGTCTCCCCTGGCCAACGGCAATGTCAAAGCCAAAACCACCCCGGATACGCCGGATGAAAAATACAATAACTGGTACAAGTCCGTATGGCAGCCTACCGCTGCTACTGCCTGAGAGAGGTAGTATATGGAGAAGATCATTCAGATCGACGGACGTGATATTTGCTTCCGGGCAACCGCGGCCATTCCGCGCCTGTACAGGATCAAGTTTGGCCGGGACATCATGCAGGACATGAAGGATATCCAGCAGGCGGTGGAAAAGGCGCAAAACGGCGAGGAACCCATTCCGGTAAAGCTGTTGGAGGTGTTTGAGAATGTGGCATATCTGATGGCCCGTCATGCAGCTCCTGATATGCCGGAGCATAGCGTGGAGGAATGGCTGGATGGATTTGATACCTTCTCCATCTACGAGGTGTTCCCAGAGCTGCTGGAGTTGTGGAGGGCCAACAATGCCACCCTTGTGGAAAGCAAAAAAAAACGAACCCGGTAGACCGGGAAATGACAACTGCGCTGTTCCTGCTGAGGACAGCGCAGTTGGGTATAGCTATCCGAGACTTGGACCTACTTACCATCGGAATGGTGACCGATATGCTGGTAGAGGCGGGCAATGATGGGTATGAGTATGACCGTCTGCCTACCCAGGGAGACTTTGACGCATTTTAGGGAGGTGCCGAATGTCAAGAAATCGCATACGCGGCATCACCGTTGAGATCGGCGGTGACACCACTAAGCTGGACAAAGCACTGGCCGGCACCAATAAACAGTTATCCACTACCAAGCAATCCCTTAAAGATGTAGAGCGACTGCTGAAGCTGGACCCGCGCAATGCTGAACTTCTGGCGCAGAAGCAGCGCCTGTTGGCCCAGGCAGCAGATAACACGGCCAAGAAACTGGATAGGGCAGACCTTTCCATGCTGGATAACAACGCCCGGCAAGCAGGCGTAGGTATCGATGCGGCCCGGCAGGCCTTTCAGAACTTTAATACCGTATCCGGCGAGACAGACAGCAGTATTGAGGCTGTGAGCAATCTGCTGCAGGCTGGTTTTACAGAGTCCAATCTTCAGCGGGCGGTAGAGGGCTTGGCCAATGCGGCGATCACATTCCCCGATACCTTGAAGATTGAATCACTAGCCGACAGCCTGCAGGAGACCTTGGCTACAGGAACGGCCACTGGGCAGTTTGCGGAACTGTTGGATCGAGTGGGGTACGGTGCGGAGAATTTTTCCCAGAACCTGGCCTTCTGCACCACGGAATTGGACAAGCAGAAGCTGGCCCTGTCTGTGTTGGTGGACGGGCCGCTGAAGGGTGCTTATGATGGCTGGCAGAAGAATAACCAAGGGTTGGTGGAGAGCCGGGATGCCAGCCTGGAACTACAGACGGCCATTGCTCAGCTGGCGGAGAGTATTCAGCCGATTATGACGGATCTAGTGGAATTTGCCACGCAGTTTCTGGATTGGTTTAACAGTCTGGACGACGGAACAAAGCGGGCTATCGTTGGGATACTCGGCGTGACGGCGGCTATCAGTCCGATGGCTGGACTTGTGTCGAACGTATCCAGAGTGCTGCCCAATATGGTGGACCTCTTTGGAAAGCTAGGGGCAAAGGGCCTGATTGTGACTTTGGCGCTGGGGACGCTGATTGGCCTTGCAGTCAAGGTGGCGGATGCCTGGGACGACATGAGTGGTCTGGAAAAGGTTTGTGTGATTCTAGGCGCTGTTGGCGCGGCAGCACTTACCGCAGCGGTAGCTGTGGGTGCATTCCAGTCGGCAGCCACTCTGGGACTAGCTGCCGTTGGAATTGCTGCAGGCATTACGGCTATTCTGGTGGCCATCAATTCCGCCACCCAGCGGGCCAACCAGGCTACACAGGATCTGAAGCGGGCTACAGCTTCCGGGATGGATATCCCTGGCTTTGCCAGAGGCGGTGTGGTACCGCCCAATCAGCCCTTCCTGGCGGTGCTGGGCGATAATCGGCAGGAGCCGGAAGTGGTATCCCCTTACTCCACCATCAAACAGGCAGCCAGTGACGCACTGTCAGAGCGGGGAAGTTCAGCAGGTACAGGCAGAGGAGATATATACCTGGACGGAAAAAAGGTCGGTCGGGTGCTTTATTCCAGCATAGAAAGCGAACGCAGCCGGCTTGGGGTCCAGCTGATCGGAGGACGGCCGTAATGGTAGAACTGGACGGCAAGCAATATAAGGTGCGGGTCAAGATCAAGACCATGGAGCGGTCTTTTCGGGTAGAAGATAGCGACAGATCCGGTCAGGTGAAGTCCGGTCGATATTTCCGTGATATTATCGGAACTTACTATGATTATTCTATGGAGGTGGAGCCAGATCCCGCAGCCCCGGAGGATTATGACTCCTTCTATGAGACAATCAGTGCGCCGGTGGAGTCCCATAAGATTGTTGTGCCCTATGGTCAGACGACCATGACCTATGATGCTATGGTAAACGCAGGAAAGGACATTCAGCGGGATAAAATTGGTGGAGTCAATCGCTGGAGTGGCCTGAAGGTCAGTTTTTCTGCTCTGGAACCTCAAAGGAGGCCGGTATGAGTGATACAGTCAATCGCTTGGTTTATGGTGATCTGATCTTCACGGACCAGGAGATACAGGAGGGAGAGACCTATGAGGCAGCTGCTCTGCTATCAGATGCGCTGGAGATCGGGACATTTCAGATGGAACTTTATCTCCGGGATGAGAGCAAGGGAGCGGCATTGACCAGTTTTCGGAGGAATGATAAGCTGCTGTATTACCACCGAGAGAGGTTGCAAGGTACCTATTACATTGAAAGCGTGGAGCGCACAGGTAAGTTTACCTATACCGTAACGGCCAACAATGCACTGGCACTGCTGGACCAGTCCGATCATATGGGCGGGATCTACACCGGACAGACCGTGGAGGAACTGGTGGCGGAGATCTGCAATATTCCATACCAGGTGCAGACCAAGTTTGCAAAGGTCAAGCTGTACGGGTGGCTGCCGGTGGCTACCCGGCGGGCCAACCTGGCCCAGGTGCTTTTTGCCGTGGGCGCCCAGGCAAAGGTGGATCAGATAGGGACGCTGCGTATTGAGGCGTTGTGGGATGGCGTATCATCTGCAATCACGCCGGATCGGGTCTTTTGGGGGGATAAAGTCCGTTATGAGGCGCAGGTCACAGAGGTATCCGTCCTGGAGCATCAATATATTCCTGGTACTGAAGAGATTCAGTTGTTTGAGGGCACCACACAGAGTGGAGATGTGATTCAGTTCCAGGAACCTGTCCACAGCCTGGCGGCCTCAGGTTTTTCTTTGCTGGAGCAGGGTGCCAATTATGCCAAAGTGTCGGCAGGGACCGGTACTTTAACAGGGAAGAAATATGTTCATACCACCAGAGATGTGCATCAGGCTGTAACACCTGGTGATGTGGCCAATGTAGTGGAGGTCAAGGAATCCACACTGGTATCGCTGGTCAACTCTGCGGCTGTGGCGGAGCGTCTGGCGGAATATTACAAGTGGATTGAGGCCATGGAAGCTACCGTGGTATACGATGGGGAGCGCCCCGGCGATGTGGTCACGTTTGAGCACCCGTTTGGCGGTGAGGCCTTCGGCTGCATCAAGCATACCTCTGTAGCTATTGGCGGCGCTCTTGTAGCAGAAGAAGAGACGGTGGTCGGCTACCGGCCTCCCGCGCCGGAAGATATAGAAATGCTCGACCAACGCGCATTTTTAACCGGGTCCGGCACATGGACGGCACCGGATGATATCGCGCCAGACACGGACGCCATAGCCGTCTTGATCGGCGGTGGAACCGGC